GTCCAGGTGATCGCTCGCGACCTGGAACGCGCGCATCTGGTTGCCCTGCGTGCCGCTGGTGAAGTCCTTGTTGGCCTTGACCTTGGCGCCGTAGGTCGTCGCGTCGTAATCGGGGTTGATCTGGCTGACGCGCTGCATGAGCAGCGCGGCCGCCGGGCGCGTCGCGGCCATGCCGCTGGGCGGCGCGGCGTTGCCCTTGGCGATCATCTGCGCCTCGGCTTCGAGGGCCGGTGACAGGCCACCGCCGGGCGCGAGACCGGCGACCTGCAATTGCACCTGCCGGCCAGCCGCGGCGCGCGAGTTCTCGCCGGCCTGCGTGGCCTGCGTGTCGGGCGAGACGCCGAACATCTGCGTCGGCGTGACCTGCTGGCCATGCGTCGGGCTGTTCGGGTTCACGTCGACGAAGAACGACCGATCGCCGAGCTTGAGCTCCTGCGGCTTCGGCGCGGTGAATTCCATCTGCTGCTGCACCGTCTGGCCGGTCTGCAGGGTCTGCTGACGCCACTGCTGCAGCGCCTTGCCCGAAGGGTCCGAGGCAGCCTGCTGGATGGCGGCGATGCCTTGGGAGAGCCCCTGCTTGGGCAGCGAACCGTCCTTCACGCCATCGAGCATCCACTGCAGCGCGTCCTCGGGCGTGTTGACCGCGGAGAGCAGCTGCAGGCGCTGCTGGTGCGCTGCGATCTGCGTATCGAGGGTCGTCTTGCCGGCGCTCGCGTTCGACGCGTTCGCTGCGCCCAGATCCTTCTGCGCCGCCGCGCGCGAGGTCACGGTGTCCTGCGTGGTCTTGATCAGCGCGGGCGCGACATCGGGCGCCAGGGTGAGCGCCTGCGACTGGCCGGCATCGCTCGTGAGGTCGAGGCCGTTCTGCACCGCGCCGCGCAGCGCCGCCTTCTGGCCGTCGACTGCGGCGGCCTGGCGCAGCGACAGCGCCTGCAGCGCGTTCTGGTTCTTCATGGCGTCCGCGCGGGCGTAGTCGTTGGCGTAGTCGACGGCCGAGCGAACGGGCTGAAGGCCGTTCGAGTAGATGCTTGCGTCAGCGGGCATGTCGTTTCTCCTTACCAGCCGATGTCAGAGCCGTTTTGATCGTTGTAGCCAGAGCCGATGCCGCCATATAGCGAGTTGGTGCTGGTCGTCGTAGGCGTGCTTGGCGTCGTCGAATAAGTCTTGTACCAACCCGCCAGTTGGTTGGCCGCGTTCGCCCAGGTGTTGCCCTGCGACAGCGTGGAGGCCGCGGAAGCGTTGCCGGCGGCCGTGGTGTTCGCGCTGACCGCGTTGGCCGTGCTGGTGCCGGCCGCGGAGTTGGTGCTGGAGGCCGACTGGCCCAGGCCCGCGACCGACTGCAGCGCGTTCACCTGGCGGTTGTAGGCGTCGTCGTACTTCGTGGTGGCGTAGTCGTTGCCGTATTGCGCGGCCGCTTTCAGCGCGGCGCCTGAGTCGCGCATGCCGCGCGCGTTGGCGCTGAGCGAGAGCTGGCGCTGGCCCTGCTGCAGGCCGAACTGGTAGCCTGGGTCGCTGGTGATCTGCGAGCTGTTGATGCCACTGGTGCTGCTGCCATCGAGGCCCAGGATCGACTCGAGCCGCGTGAGCGCGTCGTTGCGCGCGGACAGCGCGGGAGCGTTGTCGGACCGCGTCTGGTTGTACATGTCCAGTTCGGTCTGATTGGCCGCGTTGGTCGCGTTGGCCTGTGTCTGCGCCGCGCTCTTCGTCGCATTCGACGAGATTGCGGCACCAGCGACAGTGCCAGCTACGGCGAGGGCTGCACCCCATGGCATGGTCAGTTCTCCTTGCGGATGCACACGATCATCGTGATCCGCTCGTAATGGGTCGGGTTGGTCACCCAGTGGGTGTGCGCGTTGTCGAACCAGAAGACGTCGCCGGGCTGCGTCTCGAGTTCCTCACCTTCGAAGCAGAAGAGCTGCCCCGGCGCGCTGGTGATCTGCACGCCGTACTTCTCGTACCGGCGCGCGTGCCAGCCAGGGTCCGTGTGGGGCCGCACGCTCTTGCCCGGTGGAATGCGCGTGATGAGCACGCCTCCGATCTCGACACCCTCTACGAAGCGCATCAGGTCCAGGCACATCGGCCTGATCCCCAGCGCGTCGGCCGCGGGCCACCAACGCGAGTCGTGCGGCTGGCCGGTGCTGGCGTGGCCAGCCTCACCGTAGCGGGCCCAGATGTCATCGAGGCCATGGTGCGGGCTGCGCGGATCTTCGGTGCGTGCGCGATGCGTGTTCCACAGCTCGGGGTGCTGCTGAAGCGCCCACAGGATGGGCGCCACTGGCAGGCCTTGGAGGATGCGCTGGATCTTCATCCCAGCACCGCCCGATCGACCTTGGCCGGGTCGGTCTCCTTGGTGGCATGGATGCAGAACCAGGTGGCCGGCGTGACGGCCTCGACCTCGTGCGCGCGCCCGGCCGCGATCGTGATGCACGCCGGGCCCTCGTAGCCCACCGGCTCGCCGCCATCGATGCGAACGTGCACCCGCCCGCTCGCCAAGATCGACAGGTGATCGAACTCGTGCACGTGCTGCAGAAGCTTCACGCCGGCGGGGATGAGCGTCTCCTTGGCGTAGACGCCGCCGCCGAAGTGGTGCATCAGGCCGACGCCGAGCTCGGCGAAGCGCTCGTAGAAGGTCTTCGAATGGTTCATGGTCAGCTCGGAATGAAGGTGACGGTGGGCGCGGTGACCGCCCAGGTGACGGTGATGGTGTCGCCCTGGGAGACCGGGACGACGCCGCTGGTAAGCCCGAGCGCGACGACGCTGGCGCCGCGGCCGTACTGCACGACCGAGACGGTTCCGCCGGAAATGACGACCAGCCCGTTGCTGGGCGCCGTGAAGACGTAGGGCGACGCCGTGGGTGTCACCGCGGTGGGCGATCGACTGAGCATGCCGCCCATGTCGAACCTTCCAAAGTGCGGCATGTCAGGTCACCTCGCGGCCGCTCGCGCGGCGCACCACGATGCCGGTGGCGATCTCCGAGATGAAGTCGCCCGGGTTCAGGATGTGGCCGACGACCTCGGGGAACGTGTACGTCTCGCCGGCGGCGAAGGACTTGGCCGCCAGGATGTGCGCCGCACCGGCCGACAAGCCGCTGGGCACGAGCTTCAGCGTCAGCGAGCCGGAGCCGGCCGCGCAGTAGCCGCTGTACTTGTCGATGATGGTCTTCTTCGACGTCGCCGTGTAGCCCGTGGTCTCGGCCGTCGGCGCCGCGCTCGTCTCGATCAGGCAGCTCGGAGTGATGGTCATAGCTGGTAGCCCAGTTGAAGGTCATGGATCAGGCGCGCGAGGCGCTGCACTTCGGCCTCGAGCGCTTGGACGCGCGCGTGCTGGTCGTCAACGACCGCGGCTGCGCCATCAGCACCCACGGGGGCGGGCAGCAGCAGTGAGTCTGCGAACGCATCCGGCGGCGCCTGGCCGGCTGCCGGCTGGGTCCCCGAGAGCAACTCGAGGTCTTGATTCGTCATGGCGTCAGAGCCGCCGACGCGTTCGAGCAGCTGGCGTTGCAGCCATCGATTTGCCTCAGGCGTGAGGGTTCCGTCGGCCTGCGCCCACTGGGCCCGCGCGGGCCATGGGGCGACGTTGCTCATCGCTCGTTCACGATCGCGGTCATGACATTGCAGCGCACGTCGTCGGTGACGACGAACTCCCACACGCGATCAATGGCCGATCCCAAACCCGTATCGCGCACACGCGTCTCGAATTCGCCTGCCGCGCCCAGCGACAGCTCGCTCCAGCTCTCCCACGTCTTCGCGCCGTCGTTCGAGTAGCGCAGCAGCATGGTGGGCGCCGTCCCATCCGGCAGCCCCAGGCCGACATCGCACAGCACCTGGAACGAGCCGAAGCTCTCGGTGGCGCCGGTCGGCGCGGCGTTGTGCGGCGAGCGCCACAGGCGCCGCTGCGGGTCGCCGGCGAAGGTGTTCGTCAGCGGGTCCAGCTCGTAGAGGCGCCCCGTGGCGTCGCCCACCAGGTGGCGCCCGAACGCGAAGGCGTGGCAGGTCGCGCGCCACTGCGCCCAGTCGCCATCCACCCATTCGGCGCGCTCATGCCAGATGCCGGCGGCCACGTTGTAGACCCAGGTCGTGGACAGGCCGGGCACGTTCAGGACGTAGCGCGCCTGGCCCTCCTGCTGATAGACCCAGGCGGTTGCGCCGGACAGGTCCGAGATCGTGGCCAGTTGCTCCTCCAGCGCGTCGGAGCTGATCCGCTGGGCCACGTAGCCCGGCATGCCGTAGACGAAGCCGTTGCCGTCCTCATCCTGGCCCAGCCAGTAGTAGACGCCGGCGACCTTGCAAAGCGAGCGCGACGCGGCGCAACCCACCTCGATGACGGCGGAGTCGTCGCGCGCGAATGGGAACGTCGCATCGCCCGAGTCGTACCAGACCTCGCCGCTTCGGTCCTTCAGCAGAAGCAACTGCCGGTGCTTGACCAGCGCCGCGACGATGTTGCCGGGCGAGCTGTCCGCGCTGGCGAAATCGAGGGCGTCCAAGACGGTGAAGTCCTGCACGCTCGTGAGGTAGAAGTGGTTGCTGCCAGGCGGCGTCAGCACGCCGATGCCATCCAGCACGTTGATCGAAGTCGAGCCCGGCCAGTTGTCGGTGATCGAGCTGATCACGTTGGTGCTGAGATCGAACGCAAACCCGAGACCATTTGCCACGATCCCCAGCTGCGTCTCGTTGTCATCGATCGACGTCAGACCATCTGCGATTGCGCCCCAGCTGATGGCCGACCAGTCGTCCATGATCTCCACCAGTTGGCCGCTGGTGGCAGCGAACAGTCGCCCCTGGGAAACCTTCATCGCGCGAATCGCAGAGCCGAACATCGTGCGTTGGATCAGCCCGGCGATTTGCTTGAGGAAGGCGCCAGCGCCGCCCTGCCCCGTGCTGCTCTCGATGCGCATCGGCTCCCAGTTCACGATGCGCCGCACCTCGGCGATGCTCGTGCGCAGGGGTGACGACGGTCCAACGAGCGACAGCGCAGGCATTTCAGCAGTCCCCGCCGCTCAGGAACTGGCCCAGCCGCGTGCGGATCGCCGGCGCGCCATCGAGCTCCAGCTCGGGGATCTCGACGTTCTGCACCTGGAACGCATCCATGGCGAGCGTCATCTCCTTGTCCAGGGAAGCCGACACCGGCAGGTTGAATTCGGGAGCGACCTCGACGGCCAGCTTCAGGCGCAGCGCGCGCAGCGCGCCGCCCGGAAGATCGATGGCGTCGTTGGCGCTGGCGAACTGCGCGAGCACGCCGCGCGTCGTGATGTGCATCTCCAGCACGGAAGCGGCCAGCGGCCAGATGTAGACCTTGCCCGTGGGCAGGCCCTTGTCGTACCAGAGCACCTCCGGCCAGGTCGATCCGAGCGTCTTCTGGTCGATGCCGTCGAAGATCTGCTTCGAGACGACACGCACCGACTCGTCGAGACCCTGCGCGCGCGCGTAGGCCGACTCGATGCGATCCGGGCGCGGCACGTTGATCTGCATGCCGGACCCGATCGTCAGATACGGGGCGCCGGCGGCGAGGGAGACGATCGACTCGATTGGGCGCGTGCCGGCCGTCGGCATGACGCTCAGCGTGTCGAGGATGCCGTTGAGCGCGTCCAGGCCGACCTGCACCTGTTTTGCGCTCGGCTGCTCTGTGGCACCGATCGCCCCAATGCGGCGCAGCGCCGGCCGGATGATGTCGATCGCCTTGACGGACATGCTCAGTCCGCCTTCTTCGCGGCCGTCTTGGCGCGCGTCTTGGTCACGCCGGGCTGGAACGCGTCGGACGCCGCGCTGGCAGCGCCGATCGGCAGGTAGCCATCCGCGGCCGCCGCGGCCTCGTCGGCCTCGTCGTCAACGACACGCGCGTTGAGCGGAATGCCGTCGTCGTCAACCGTGCCGGCCTCTTCGTCGGTGCAGGCGCCGTCCTTGTAGACGACCTTGGGGTATTCCATGTTGGATCTCCGGTAGGGAAAGAGAAGGGGCGGCCGAAGCCGCCCCTCATGCATCACTGGGTGATGCGGCAGGCCTGGTTGCCACGCACGGTGGCCATGCCCCAGAGCACGTCGACGCGGGTCGACTCGGTGTCGGACTTGCCGTCACCGAAGGTCATCACGCGCACGCTCATGCCGTTGGGCAGGCGCGCGGTGTAGCCCTCGCAGCTGGCCAGCACCGGCAGCGGCGCGAAGGCGACCGTGAACGCATCCTTGTGCCACATCAACGACTGCTTGTTGCCGCCGCCGGTGATCACCAGGGATCCGCCGTTGGTCGGCGAGGCGCTGGTCGTCTGGGTCGGCATCGACGTCTTGATAGCCGGGAAGATCGGCAGCACGGCCGAGGTGCTCGCTGCGGTGACGTCGGCCGTCAGCACGAACTGCTTGAGCGATCCGACGAACACGGTGCCCGTCAGCGGGTGCACTTCGAGCACGCCCGGGAAGGTGACGATCTCGCCCTTCTTGAACGTGTCGCCGCTGGTGCAGGTCACGCTGATCGATGCGCCGGTCTGCGCCGCGCCGTTGACCGTGACCGCGCCCGCACGCGTGCCAGCCGTCAGCGTGGGCATGTTCACGCACTCGAACCAGGCCGCGCCCTGCGCCTTGCCGAGCGAGCCCTCGTAGAACATCTTTTCGACCTCGGAGACCGGGTTGAAAAGCGCCTTGGAGGTGTCGATCAGTTCGACGTTGACCTCGTCGGTGTACATGTTGTACCGCGGCGAGGTGGGCGCCAGGTTGCGTTGCAGCTTCTGGCGCGCCAGCGAGAACGTGCGCATCTGCGTCGGCGTGGTGCCGGCGGTGCCCACGATGTTCGACGTGCCCTGGACGGCCTGCTGGATCGCTGCAGCCTCGATCGACGCCGACAGCGTGAGCATCTGCGGCATCAGGATCCGTTCCTTGAAGTCCGTGATGTTCAGGAGCTTCTCGGAGGCGCCGAAGGTCAGCGGCACGTGCTTCTGGGTGTTGAGCGTCAGGGAGACGCTGCCTTCCGTGAAGTCGGGCGCCGCGCCGCCGCCGGCGAAGGTCGCGCCGTCGTAGACCACGCCGGTGGGCGGAATCTTGATCGTGACGGTGGAGCCCTTCTTGTAGCCGCTGATCGATTCGCTGAACTCGTCCTGGCGGGACTTGTTGACGTTCTTCAGGAACGGGGACATCTCCAGCAGCATCGCCGCGGCTTCGCGGGCGATCATCTGGTGCGTGAGGGTCGTGTTGGCCATGGTGGCTGCCTTTCAGCGCGACTAGCGCTTGGCCTGCTTGCTCTGGTACCACTCGGCGTCGCTCATCTCGGATGGCGACTTGCTGCGAGCGGTGGAGCTGCCCTGGACGGGCTTGTGAACAGGCGGTTTGGTGGTTCCCGGAGCCGCCTCGAGCTGGGCTTCCAGCTTCGCGATGCGGCGCCCGAGCTGCGCGGGCGAGAGGCCACGGAGCGACTCCGCGTCCTCGGGGTTCGAGCCCAGGTGGTTCAGCAGTGCGGCAGGGTTCTCCGAATCGAGCACCGCCTCGAGCAGCGCCGTGGGCGCGCCGGTGCGGCGATCGACGAAATCACCTGCCTCTTCGAGGACCACGGCCACGCTCTCCCGGAAGGTCTCGCCGAACGACTTGATGCCGTCCTGCAGGATCTGGTTCGAGCGGGCATTGACCTCGCGCTGACGTGCGACCTGTTCAGCGCGGGTGTTCACCTGCTGATCGATCTCCGCCTGCGTGGGGGCGCGTTGCTGCTGGCGGCCTTGCGAGCCGTCATCCTGGTTCGATCCCTCGTGCGCCTGCTGACGGCTGCCCTGGCCGCGGAGTTGCAGGAGTTCGGCTTCAACGGCCTCGCGGCGCTGGCGCTCGATCTGCGCTTCGGTTCGGGCTTCCGTGCGCGTGCGCACGAGGTTGTCGATGCGGCGTTGGTTGTTGCGAGACTCGCGCGCCTTGGCGGCCGCTTCCGCGTCCTCCGGCGTGGTGGTCTGCGCACCTTCCTGCGCTGCTTCGTGCGGGTTCGCGAGGCCCGTGTCTTCGGTCGCGTGGGAGGCAGGCGCGGTCGTGCTTGCCGCAGCGCCAGTTGCGGCATCGGTATCGATGGTCATCGGAGTGGGATGAGGCAGGCCGAAGAACCGCGGCCAGTCGGTACGCGCCGGGACGGCGCAGGAAATGATTACTGCAGTGCGGCCGGAACCTGAACTGCGATCTGGAAGGCGGGCAACTCGGGGGCGGCCTCGTGAAGGCCATCGATCGAATAGTCGAAGGCCCCGATTTGAATTGCGGATCCCGAAACAGTCGTCACCGCGTTCTGCACCGAGACATTCGCCAGGTTGTAGAGACCCACGGTTGTCGGGCTGATGTACCGCATGACCTGCTTGAGCGTTGCGCCCGCAGTTCCGGCCCCGGGGACCATGACCTTGTGCCCGGTATCAGCCGGCGTGAATGCTGCGGTCGCAGAGGTCAGGATGTTCGAACCTGCGGTCATGGCACCGTCTGCCACGGTGCGTGCGTTGGAATACAGCTTCCACGTTCCCGAATTGCGCGACGACTCGAAGAAGTCCGCGACCTCGATCACGTAGTCGGCGCAAGAAGCGCCATTGCGGTACGCCGTATTGACGGCGATGCGCTGGGCATCGTTGGCGTTCGGCGTCTGGTTCGCGAGCGTCATCAGGTTGTCGGTGGTCGCGGAATAGGGCGACATCGTGGCGACACCGAACGGCTTCCCGGTGACGTTGGCGCTGTTGCGCAGGGTGGTGAGATTCGCGAGGATCGTCGCGGAGCCTTGCGACAGGTCATTGATCCCGTATTCGCAGAAAACGTCCGTGACGTACTGGAGGAGGTTGCGACGGTTGGCGCCGGTCGAGCCGATGAAATTCGCGAGCAGGTCACTCGGTGCCGACAGGTTCACGCATGCGCCGCGCCGGCCGACCGCACGCTCCGCTACCCCGATCCAGCCGTTGGCATCGGAGACGTAATCGGAAGCCGTGCCGCTGATCTGCCCCGTCGCGCGCGAGTCGCCAACGATGGCGATGGACCGCTTCGACGTGTAGGCGAGGATCAGCGAGGGTCGCGGGCTGTCGACCAGCGTGAAGGCAGCGGTCGGTGCGCCCATCGTGTAATCCAGCGTGGTGCCATCGACCGTGGTGTAGTTGGAAATCTCGTCGCCAGCGCCGTTCCACGAATTACACCCGGCATTCATCGGAATACCGCCCGCCGGGTTTCTCACGAAGGTACGCACCCGATATCGGGCACCTTGCGGAATCGGAATCGGCAAGGGGATCAGATCGCTATACACGTCGGAGCCGGGCGCCGCGGTGCCATAGTTCGTTCCGTTGAACGTGACCTGTGCCAGCAGCGTGCCGACCGGATATTCGATCGAGGCGCCATAGGTCTGGGGACCGGTTCCGGGCGTCTCGTCCTTGCCGTAGTAGTTCGAGTACACGAGCATGAGCGAAGAGACGGTATCGCTCATCGTGTGGTTCGTGCGACCGAATGCCTGCTTGATGGTGGCGAGCAGGTAATACGGCGTGTTGACGCGATTGGCCACCAGGCGCAGCGCCGGCCCGACGCCAGTGCTGGGAGTCCCGGCGCCCCCGGACTTTCCTTGCTGATCGACGCGGCATTCCAGGGTTCCCTGCGTCAACGTGACGACGATGTCGCGCTTGGACGAGTACTCGCCATAGGTGTAGGACGTCGATGCAGCGATGACCTGTTGAATGCCCTGGCCCGGAATTGCGATCGTTCCGATGGCGTCCGAGCTCGCGTCGAAGGTGGCCGATTCCTTCGGATGGATGACGATCGGCGCGTTGACGCCGGGCCGAATGATATGCCTCATGTTGCGGCCCCTTCAGGCAAAGAAAAACCGCCTTTCGGCGGTTCGTTGGAGGTGTCAGGCGCCTGGTGCGCGAGCGGGTTGTCCGGGAGGCCGGAGACATCGGCCACGGGCGGAGGCGCCGGCGGCGCGTTCTGCTGGAAGCCGGTGGGCAGGCCCGAGCCGTCGTCAGCAGGCGGGCCGGCCGGGCCCACCGTCGGATCGCCGCCCATCGGAGGCTGCATCGCGGCGTCCGGACCGGGCTGACCAGGCTGCGAGCCGTCCGGCGCACCCTGCGCGAACACCTGGCCCATCAGGTCCATCACGATGGCTTGCACCTGCTCACGCGTCATGCCGGCGCCCATGACCCTCAGGCGGTCGGTCTCGGCCTTGTACTGGTCGACGCGGATGCTGGCGGTCTTGGACAGCGCGTCGATCTGCTTGGCCTGGTGGTCGGCCTGCAGCTCCTCGAGCTTGTCGGCGGCCTGGTGCATGGCGCCCTGCATCTGCTCGAGCTGCTGCTTGAGGTGCTGCATCTCGGCGGCCACGTGCGGCGGGATCTCTTCGCCCTCGCCGTAGATCTGCTGCACCGCCGGCGGCGCAACGGCCAGCAGCAGCTTGACCAGCATGTCGGACTGCGGCATGTCCTTGAGCTTGGCCCACATCGGCATCAGCACGGGCGCGAGCGCTGGGCTCTTGGCGATGATGTCGGACAGCTGCGAGAAGGTCTCTTCGCGAGCGGTGGTGTAGCTCGGGCCCGACTTCACGCAGACGTCGTAGGTGCCGATCTTCGGGTTGATCGCGGCCAGCTTGCCGTCCTGGCCGCGGCGCGTGGGCTTCTTCATGGCCGGGTCGACCGTGATGAAGCTGTGCTTGCCATCGGCAGCCACCAGGCGCTGCACGCGGCGCGAGAGCGCCATGCGCGGGATCATGTCGACGATCACGCGCCCCAACTGCGCTTGGCTCTTGCCGTGGTTGTCCGGGAACTGCAGCGTGGCGACGTCGCCTTCCATCTGCCGGTTGCGGATCGCAACGCCGCTGGTCTCGTTGCCGGCCTGGCCGAGGTTGGCCTTGTACATGCCGACCGATGCTTGCATCTCCTCGGTCGCGAACTGGGCCATCTGCGCGTAGGCGCCGGGCATCGGCGCGGGCATGACCCGCTGCGGCGCGGGCAGCGCGCGACCCTTTTCGTCCCACGCACGGTATGGCAGCACCGCCGGGTTGCCGCTGGCCAGCCGCTTGTAGTGCGCCTCGTAGCCAGCCATCGACTCGGCCGGCGCGATCAGCGGCGCCTTGGGCTGCGAGGCCAGGAACTCGGCGATCGCGCTCATCTCGAAGTTGTGCAGACGCTGGCCGTCCATCAGGCGGCGCGTCAGCCCGCACAGGAAGCGCTTGCCGTCGACCTCGAGCTCGTAGCCGACGACGGGCACCAGGGCAAGGTACTGGCTCGGGAACGGGATCGGCGGCTCGATGACCTCGGCGCCGGTCATGTGCATCCAGACCTGATTGCCCTCGTCGTCGATCTCGAAGTACTCGCAGATCGTGACGTACTCGCCATCGCGCCAGCCCTCGGTGCCCAGCGGCACCTCCGCGGCGTCCGGATAGCGCTCCTCGAAGGTCGAGCGATGCAACTTGCCCTCAACGTAGCCCCAGCGCGCGCCGGCGCCGTCAGGCTCGTGGCAGTCCAGATCGATGCCGCACGAGGTCGGGTCGGTGATGCGCAGGATGCAGATGTCCTGGCCGTCCTTGCCGTCGACGGGGACCGCGCGCAGCCAGCCCAGGCCGCAGCGCACCTGCAGGTCGCCGGCGGTGTCGTAGGCGATCGGTGCGCGCGAGACGTACTCGATGTGCCGAACCATGCTCTCGAGCTGCTCGGCGACCTTCGAATCCGCGTCGCCATCGGCCGGGATCACCTCGATGCCGGCGTTGTTCTGGCGCATGTCGTTGGAGACCTGCGCGATGAACTGATTCGTGCGGTCCAGCGTCAGCGTCGGGCGCTTGCCGCGGCCGGCCAGGTCATCCTGGCGCCACTGCTCGGGCTTGGCCGGGTTCGAGAAGCGCAGGTCCTCGCGGATGCGATCGTGCTGCTCGCTCCAGACCTCCTTGTACTCGTCGATGCGCTTCTTGGCGCGCTCGAAGATCGCCGTGTGGTCGGCCTTCTCACCCTTGGCGACGTCCTTGGCCGCGGCAGGCGCGTCAGCGTCGAGGCCGGGCGCGTAGGTGTCGCCCTCCTGCGTCGCAGCGGGCTTGCGGGTCTTCTTCGTTGCCATGGTCAGGTGCTCATCCAGGATCCGCCGACGTCGTCGTCGACCGGGAGGTCAAGGGGTTTCGCGTCCTCGTTCGTCATCTCTTCGACGTTGATCGCGAGGTAGCGGAAGGCGTCCGCGCCGTTGCTGTGGACGTCGTGCAGCGGGCCTTCGGGCGTGTCGGTGCGCTGGTTGATGCGCCGGCGGTAGCGCTTCAGGCAGTCGACCAGGCCGGGCAGCTCGTCGTCGGTCGACGCGCAGCCGGCCTCGTTGATGTAGACGCGGGGGAACACGTCGCGCGCCCGCCGGATGCCCTGCTCCAGCTCCACGCTGGTGGTGCGCATGACCTCGCAGCCCAGGCCCTCGAGCACGTCGGAGTCGGCCTTGCCGGTCTGGCGGTTCTTCGCGAAGCCGTCGTGCGGCAGGAAGTCCTTGCCCCAGTTCCAGCCGCGATAGTCAGGGCCGCGGAAGTCGGCCAGGTAGCTGGCCACGGTCCGGTGCGAACCGGTGACGTAGCCGATGACCGTGATGGCCGATCCGCTGCGCTGGGCCAGGATGATGGCCATCGCGTCGTTCCAGCCCATGTCCCAGATCCGGTGAACCTTGAGCATCGGGTCGTAGGGGAAGCGCCCGATTCGACCGGCTGCCTCCGCCGCGGCGATCTCGTCGAAGTAGATCGCGCCCTTGACAGCAGGCATGCAGCGTCCCAGCCAGATGTGCGCGTATTCAGCCGGCACCATCGTGCGTTCGGCCTTCGCGCGAGCCTTCTCGAGCACCTCCGGGAACCACGGGTTGTCGCCGTAGTTCATCTCGATGGTGAGCGTGTCCTCGTCGGGCGTCATCGCCATGACGTGGGTCTCGTCAGTCTCGAGCTCCGGGTTATAGGTCGTCCAGATCTCCGAGCCGTCGACGCGGATCGTGGGAATCAGGATCTGCCACGAGCGCCGCGTTGTTGTCTGCCCTTCCTCGTTCCAGACCCGCGTGCAGCCCTCGAACGACTTGATCGAGTCGACCGTCTGGTCGGACAGGCCGGCGAAGAAGAACCGCGTGCCGTTGCGCCCTCGGATCTCTGTGGCCTGCACCTCGTAGAACCAGCCCAAGCCCAGCGCCGGGATCTGGTCGCGCAGCAGCTGGTGCACCGACTGCTTGATCGACTTCTGAACCTCGCGCGTGCACAGAATGCGCTCGACGCCCATCGTGCCGAGGATCAGGAAGATGCGCGCGACGCTCCACGACTTCGCGCTGCCGCGGCCGCCCTTGAGGAACTTGAACCGGTAGGGCTCGAACAGGCGTTCGAGCTTCGCCGGCAGCTCGATCACGGCCGCTGCGCAGGCTTGACGAACGTGACCTGCAGGTTCTGCTCGATCGGGCCACCGCCGGGGCCGGAGTGCTCGAACTTCGTGCTGAACATGCCCAGGTGCTTGCCGCGCAGCTCCACGGCTTTGAGCGCAGCGCCGAACTCGCCGCCGGCCTCAGCACGCTGTCCCAGCCGGCGCAGGTCGCGCAGCACCATGTCGGCGCTGTCCTCGAGGCGCTCCGAGCGCGCAGCCATCTGCGCCTGGATCATGGCGCCGACCTGCGGGTGCTTGAGCAGGTCCTGCGCGGTCTGCTTGACGTTGCCGACGTAGCCTGCGCGCCGGGCAGCCGCTGACGGCGCCAGGTCGATGAGGTACTCGCGAACGAACGCCTCCTGCTTGTCGGTGAGCTTGCGTGTCATGGTGCTGGTGGAGCCCGTGGGCTGGCATGCGCAGGCCGGCGCAAGTCGGTTGGGATGCCGTCTCTCCGGCTGTCACGCCTTCTGGTAGCCCGCTCCACTTAAGGCCGCGGCTCCTCTGTAGGGGCGTTCCTCGCGCTCAGGCACCCTTCAGACCTACGTCATCGCGACGCAGGATGCTGCCGTTCGCTGGCGCGTGCGGCCCGCCGAGGCGGCGGAGGGTCAGCGCCTCCGGTGAGAACCCCTCGCCGCTGCCGTGGAAAGCGCTGCGAGCCCCAGCCGCACTACCGGGGGATGATCAGGACGGACAGAGCGACCGGCACGTGTACGCGCCGGCGCCGCTCAAACCAGCGACGCAGCCAGCGAAGCGGGGACATTGACCATCACCGTGGCCACGTCGTTGACGACGAGGACGTCGGTGGCCAGGACGGCGGGCGTGAGCGCGTTGCCGGCCGCGTCGACGCAGACGATGGACGGCTGGTAGGTGCCGGCCGGGACGTCGGCGCAGACGATCTGCGTGGCGTCGACGGGGCCGTCGGCTTCGACGACCAGGCCGGACGTCGTCTCGGTCAGGGCGAAGCGGTAGCCGGCCACGGGCGCGGACAGCGAGCTGGCGGCGATCGACGCGAGGGCGACCACGGCGAGGACGGATCGGGACATGGAGGCTCCTTCGGAAACGAAAAAGCCCGCGCTGATTGCTCAGGGCAGGCTTTGGAAGGCGATTCGCCATACGGCGGTGTCGACGGGTGGCAATGTACCACGACGCGCGGCTCACTCCATCATCCCCGCGCCCACCAGCCTCAGGATCAGCCACTGCCGCGCATGTGCCAGCACCCTGTCGCGCTCGGCCGGGAACTTCGGCAGCCGCGGCGACGTGAACGCGCTGGTGCCCAGGCACAGCGACCTGGCCATCACGTAGGCCGCCGACCGGTACGGCTCGGCCATGTTGTCGACGTTGGCCTGCACGGCGCGCATCGTGACCTGCTCCTCGTCGTCGTAGAGGGCGCCGTTGGCGTCGTCGTGCTGGCGGCTCACGATGTAGTCGCCCACGACGGTGCTGCGCGCCGCGTGGCCGCGCGCGGTGCTGGTCTGCTGCGTCTGCCAGTGGTGCCAGCGCGAGAGCAGATCATCGAGCGCTTCGTTGCGCTGCTGGGCGAGGAGGGAACTCCAGACGCTCATGGTCATGCGTCTCCCGTGTGCAGGCAGTGCTGGAGGTGGGCCACGGCGCCCTGGATCCGCAGACGCGAGACGCTGCGCGTCGCACCGGTCCAGGACTCGACGTCGTCGGTGTCGTTGAGGCTGACCGCGGCGAATGCGATGACGCGGCCTTCAAGCACGGCCTGGCGCATCGCCTCCACCACGTCGAGCGTGCGCTGCAGGTCGGCCTTGTCCGGGCCGCGATCGAACTCGACGACCTTCATGCGGCCCCCTTGGGCACGAGAGCCAAGCGATTGAAACCCTCATTCCAGAGCTTCTCATGGCGTTCGGCTGTAAGGCGCTGCTCGGCGCGCTCGCGAACCGCCGATTTCTCATGGCGCGAGAAGAGCCAGCGCGGCATGCTGCCGCCACAGATCTGGCAATGCTTGCCGTCCAGTAGTGGACACGATGTCATGCGATCTCCTTGAGGAGCGAGGCCTGGGCCACCGGCGCCGCCATCTGCGTGATTGCGACGATGACGCGCGCGCCGTGCTCGTCGGGCTCCATGCGCTCGCACTGCAGCCGGAAGACCCACTTGTCGTCGTCGAACGCGACGCCCTTGAGCGAGTCGAGGAGCACCTTGTTGGCGTTGTCCAAGTCGATGCAGCGCACGTCGTTGTGCCAAGCCGGGCCGAGCTTGCGCATGCGGCGCGCCCAGTCCTGCGGGCGGGCCGGGAACAGGCGCACGGCGATCGCCAGACGGCCGGCCAGCGGCGCGCGGATTCCGGCTGCGGCGCAGATGCGCGCCACGTCCGCCTTGTAGGCCTTGGCCTCCTTCGTCGGAGCCATCATCGTGCGGCCTGGGATGGTGATCGCGCGCCACATGCGGTTCGCGCTCAGGGGGTAAGGCAGTGTCAGGACGATCATGCGGCCTCCGCGGAGGATCGCGCGAGCGCACGAACGTCAACGAAGATCGGGCACCACGCCCCCTCGGGGTTCTTCAGGGCCATACCGTTGATGGGCGGCTGCCTGGAGCGAGAGGCCTTGCGTGCGCACACGCTGTGCTGCGGGCAGTACCCGCTGGGGTCGCAGCGCGCGATGTGCGTGGGGACAGCGCAGTCGGAGCGGCAGGGTTCGGTCATACGACCTCCGGTTGGGGTTCGACGTCGCGGACGACTTCGCGCCACGCCACGCGTTGGAACTTCGTGAGCTGAACGCCTCGCTCTTCACGGCGCTGGAGCACCTTGGCCCAGCGACGCGGATCGCCGCGGCCCATGTGGCGCAGCTTCTCGAGGGCAGCGATGCCCTCCTCGCGCGTGGCGTAGCGCTGCGGTCGAGGCCGCGGACCTCGCAACGCCTGCTGGGTCTCGAGGTCGATCAAGTCCTGGGTGATGCGCGGCCAGTGGTGCGTCGACTTCGCGGCGGCATGCGCGCTGCACAGCTTCGCGCCGAAGTCCGACGACCAGCGTCGCGGGCAGCGGTCGGCGATGCAGCGGAGGTC